CTTATCAGCAAGAAGTAGGTCCTTTACGGCCTCTGGAGTAGATGCATCATGAATTAGGTTAACAAGTTTACCATTTGTGGAATACTTGCCAACTAAGTCAGAGATTACTCCGTAATCCTTTGATTCTGCCAAAAGAAGTACGTGTGAACCTGAAACAGTCTGAGAGCCCTGCTTGCCAAGTGTGCTAGCGTGCAGAATACCAGTTTCCATGTCAGCGGCTAGGTCAGCAACAGTCTTGTTGGCTGTGTATAGTCCAGCCTTAGTTCCGCCTGCTTTAGCGGCTATTCCTGCTACCTTACCAACAGCACCAAGTGCTGCATTGCCTACAACGAAATCACCGATACCAGTAAACCAACGGCCTACTGCATTGTCGACGTAGTTCTTTTCGATACTCTTATCGTCCCATAGGTCTACATCGTCAAGATTAATCTTGCCTGTAGATAGAACTGCTGCAGATAAAGGCTTTACTAGTGGAATCAAGTTCGACTTAGTAAGAGCCTGGAATGTTGATACCTTAGCACTACGTGCATACGCAGACTTGATATCAGAAAATTGGAAACCCTCTTCGTATTCACCCTTTTTGTAAAGTGGTGAGTTAGTATCTGTAAGTAATCCTACAGTTGAAAGAGGTCGTGTGATGTAAGGAGAGATAACCTTAGTGTTAAGTTGGATAGCACCACGAAGTAGTAAGTCGCCAACCTTAGGCGCTAACTTCTTTGCTGCGTTAATTCCTGGAACTGCTGAGATTTCTTCGTCTACCTTAGATAGTGCAGACTTTACAGTGTCATGGAAGGCTTGCTCTTTAACTTGCTCTTCTGCTGAGAGGTATGAACCTCCGCCAGTTAGACGCTTGCCAACTGTACCAAGGGTTGATATTGCGCTAGTGAAGTCGCTCCACAATGGCATTCTTACCCCCTAAATGATTTAATGTAATTTTTCTCGGTTCCACCTTGAACATCTTCACCAGTGATTGCTAGAATAAAAGCATCTCGTTCTTCTGGTGACTTCCAGCCTACCATTGCAAGTTCCATTGCAACTGCTGCATTTTGATAGCCAAGTGAATTGGCAAACTTATCAATATTGTCGAATAGGCTACCTGGTAGCCATGCTGCCTTACTCATTACTTGCTCGCTAAGTAGTTAACAAATCGCTTGAATGAATCTGGAGCATCCTGATAACTTGCTGCACGAACCAAGTCTGGTAGGTACTGAGCAACAATTGCTGCATTCTCATCTGGACGAGTGTTAGCAGAGATGTTCTTAGGCATAACTTCTGAACCAGGGCCTGCACCGAAATCGCTGCCTGCTGTAATTGGTTCCATTGGGTTAGTAGTTGGGTCCATAAGGGTACCAAGTTGTGGCATCTGAGGCTCGACTGGAGCAGATGCTGATGTACCTGATGGTGCTGATGCCATTGCTGCTCCTCCTTGCTGCTCATTTAATGCTTTGCTTGCGCCGTATTGTCCGCCACCTGAAACATAACGATTAGGCTGACCATCTTTAGACCCTGCTCCACCTGTGCTAGAAACGCCAGTGTTATTCTGTGGTGCTGTTGGTCGGTATCCGCCTGATGCCATGATATCTCCTACTTAACTTGTGTAAAAATATGAATTGGTTCAGAGCACATGTTATCGTATTGGATTGCAATTGCAATAGCCTTACGAATAATTCTCTCTGCTTCTTTTGCTGTCTTTACTTTTTCCACACCCAACGCTGCCAATGCACCGAGGGCGACATCCCCACCAGAACCCATAACATATACATTACGAATATCGGTATCCCAAGAGTAATCATCAGAAATCGAGTAAACTTCACCCTTAACTGAGATAAGAAATCCACCTTCATTTTGTGCGATGTCCCCATCTTCTTTCATATCGATGCCAGCATCAATAAATTCTTTACGCATTCTTGGAATGAACTTCGTACTCATAAATACATCTAAGTTCTCTTTTAGAGTTGGCTTAGGTTGTACGTATCCGTAATGCAAAACATTACTTGTACGAGAGGAACCACAACCAGCAATCAAGATACCGTTGTTTTCTACAATCTTGGGTGTCTTGCTTACTTGGAAACGACCATGGTCATCACTCAAACGTGAATCACAGCCCATTACGGACCAACCATCACCTTGAATTGCGACCAACGTCGTCATGTTATCCCCTTGTAGTTACTCGTCCGCTTGCTTTACCACTACCACTTAGTGTGGATAGGATTGTCTGAATGTCTGGAGGCGGAGCCTGTGGGGCTAAACCTTCTGGAGAAGGAGCGCCTCCTGCTGGAGCGCCACCTGGAACAGGGGACGGCTGTTCAACGGGATTACTTGGGGCTCCAACAGGAGGAACTGGTTGCTTCGGAGCGAATATGTCGCTAACAGCGTCTTCAAGGGCAATGCCCTTCTGACGTGATTTAATAACCGAAGCAATATTAGTGATAAGTGAACCGACATCTCCACCAGTTGTTGCCATCTGTGGAATTGCCTGTGTCATCGCGCTAATAGAAGCAAGAAGTGAGGCACGTAGTCCTTCAACTTCAATCTTCTCTAGTTCCTGAGTTACGTTAACGGTGAATGGTAGTTCACGCATTGCCATATCCTTGGAGATTAATCCTCCGCCAAGAGCCTGTAGCATAAAGATAAGTCCCTGTGCTGGGTTAAGACCAGCCAACATACCATAACGAACATCTGCAGAGTAGTCACCCTTGATGTCCTTTGATGGCTTGTACTCAACCTCGTAAGGTGAGCCAGAGTCAACACCACGAATGGTCTTTGTCTCTGAGAAAATCTTTTCGTCAACTTCAAAACATGTTGCGATTACATCGCGCAATGCTGCGGCAAAGATTGCCTGTGCTGACTTGACTTGGGTATCGAATGCACCCATGAGAGCCTGTACGCCTTGACCTGTAACAACAGTAGCATCAATGTTTCCAGTACGTCCTTCTGGGTAACGAGTACCTGTACGGAGTTCTGCATTGAGTAGTTGTGATTCAGTAAATGCGCCAGCAGGAATTGATAGTTCGACACGACGAACACCAGCAGGGTTAGCAGTACGGATTACCGCATCGCCACCCAACTGGAGTTCTTGAACGTCGTTTGGTAGCACGATAGGTGCTTGTACACTCTTCTCTGCTGCTTCCATAGCCAGTAAGGCGAAACGGTTGCGGAGAAGTTGGATACCTAATACGTCGTCGAATTGTCCGCGCAGTTCACCATCAATAGATGGCTTACGTGCAACGACAACCATCATCTTACCAAGAGGATTCTTAGCAGATGAAAGAACTAAATTTTCCTTTGCAGGAACATAGACAATGGACTGGTCCTTGTCGTAGTAACGAACCAATTCAATTGGAGCATTGAGGTTCTGCTTGTAGCCTTGACGGCCAAGCAATTGAGTCTCATACTCTGGGAACTGGGCGCATACATCGCCTAGGCTCATGATATACTTTTTAGCATATGCCACACAGCGTCCGTAGCGGTCAAAGTCTGGGTAAGCCCCAACTGGGTTTTCTACGCGAATACGTGGCAACTTGCTTTCTTCATCCAGTTCAATTAAGAAGGGGATGAAACCATATGTGATGTACCAGTCAGCACCTGAGTACATCTGTACTGACAGGTCTGAGTGCTGGAAGTAGTTTGATGCAATACGTGTACGCTTATCAGCGAAGTTACGTGCTCTGTCATTAACAGAGTTTGCAGCAGAACAGTTGATTGCTGGAAGTGGAGCCATGACCTCAGAAAGGTCACGTGCTACCACGTCGATAAAGTTGGCTACTACGTTGGTATCAACGCCGTCTGGGAAGAAGTCAGGATATACTTCTGTAATCTTACCCTTACGGACTGCAAGTACGTCGAGGTTACGAGCATCTCTTGCACTGTGACGTAGACGCAAGGAATCAACCTTTTGTATTACGCCTTCCATTGATAATGCCATTGTTATCCTATCCGTAGTTTTGATTCCACTGTTCTGAGTAGGCATCATCTAAGTTGATTGAGCCTCGACTTGAACGTTGGGACCTAGTGGCCCACCTGTTCTGCTGGTACTTTACTCCCAGTCCTGACTGTTGCATCATCTCGCGTATGCGAATAATTGCAAACCAAAGCGCCATAACGCAGTCAGTTGGGTTTCGTGTATCAGGCTTCCAGGTGATAAGTTGCTGCACCAAGGTCTTTAAGCCTTCTGAACCTTCGTTAGAAGGTAATTCAATTAAGTTGTTATCTTGGAAACGGTCATTGACGATAGTTCCAAAGAGGCTTGCCATAGAAGCAACACCGAAGTTATTATCCCACTTGTTCTTGCTAGTGTAGTGGGGCTTTAACTGGACGCCATGGACGGTACAGAAATTGTTCAGTACATCGTCCAGTACATAGGCCTTCTGGTGTGCGTTAATCTCAATACGTAGTTCCTGTGGCTTATACTTGATAATCCATTCCTCGAGTAAGTCTTGAATCTTACGAGGAGTTGGTTCAGTCATATTCATACAGTCAAGGATGTAGATACGTCCATCAGCCTTATTGTATGTACACACTACAGCAGCCGTAGCACCTGCCATAGCAGGGTCAAGGCCGATAATAGTATAAGCACCTTCGATATGCCTTGGATGTCCAGGGGTATCTAGTTTGAGCGGTCCACGCTTTCGCATTCCGTTGACGGAACCTGCGACTGCGGTTGGACTAAAGATTGAGTCTGACTCGACATCTTCTTGTTGGTAGACCATAGCCCATACAGACGGAGCGACCTCAGAGCGACGCTTAAAGAGAGAAGGTCCGTCCCACTTCGGGTAGAGCCCGTTCTCGAGTACGTCATCTAAATCATTCTCCTGTTGGTCTGTTGCTGGCCACAGGGTTTCCCACTTCTTGGGGTCTTCATCAAACTGTAGCACTGCTGGCATAGCACAATAGGTAAAGGGGGTCTTGCCGCCAGTCCATTGGTCGCCAGAGCGAATCATCTTATATAGGTCAATTGAAGCAACGCGAGTTCCTACAATAACCAACTTACCATGTCTACCTAGACGAGTGATAACTTCCTTCTGCAGCCATTCAATCTGCTTTTCCCACTCATGGGCGTTAGAACCCATCACTACGTCGTCAAGGATAATCAGGTCGGCACGTGCTCCGTAAATCTGAGACCCAAAGCCTAGGGCTTGAACAGTTGGGTCCTTCTCTCCAGAGTCTCGACCTGTTCCCAGGTAAATCATGTCGGCAGACCATTGTGTAGCATCTGCCTTGTAGCCACCATTCGGGCCGAAGGCCGTCTGTAGTTTCATGTAGGCTGGGTGTGAAAGGCGTGTTTTAATAGCGCCTAGGAACTTACGAGCCATACCCTGAGTCTTTGAAACAATGATGACTCGAGAGTTGGGGTTCTGTACAATTTTACATACTACGTAGTTGGTAGTAATCGTTGTCGACTTGGCGTGCTCAGGTGGCACGTTAATCAAGACACGGTTGGGGTCTCCTGGCTCATAAGTCATGCCAGCAGGTTGCCATCTTGGCTCGCGGCCTTCGATTAGGTCTACCCAGTTAAGTTGGTGATTAAAAAGTTTAGAGTCTAGG